AGACGATAGGGTTTGTAACAGAAAGAGAAGATGTTGAAACTGTGTTACCAGAACCTTGCAAGCTAATCGCACCAGTAATTGTTACGTTACCACCAACGTTCAAGTTACCAGCAAGACCCATACCACCATTAACAACTAACGCACCTGTTGTTGTGCTAGAAGAGTTTGTTGGAATATTGATGAAAACTCTAACGTCTGGCTCAATCTGCATCTGAGTATTACCAGTTGCGAAACCACCAGCACCGAAAATAATCTTTCTAGATGTACCCGCCTCACCTGTAGCAATAACTAAGTCACCAGTGCCTGTACTGCCTGCTGGTGCTTCATAAAGCATGTATGCGTCATCTTTCTTTGTCAATGCAAAAGCTGGATCATTATAGTTAGAACTATTGATACCCATTGAGATCCAACCAGAGTCTGTGTTACCCACATTATTCATTGCAATGAATTCTGAGTATGCTAGAGTGCCTGTAGATTGATTAACAATCGCTACGTCAATCGCATCGTTAGAAGATGCGGCACCAATGAATGTGTGCTTTTCTTCATTAGAATTAGTCTCTGTCAAGAATCCTGTAACTTGAGAACCCGATTGAACAGCACTTGATGCTTTAACTGTTGCCACAGAAACGTTTGCAGTCGCACCAGAAATTGTTCCGTTTGATGCAGTAATAGTTAACTTGTCAGTATTGACTGTGACATTTCCAACTAATGAGGATGTGCCAGAATTGACTAGATTACCTGAAGTTGTTGTTCCAGTAACAGTAAGTGCATTTGTTGTTGTATTGAATGTCAATCCAGAATCATCTTGAATAACACCTGCTGTGCCTGCTAAAACAACTCTTCCTGAAGTTAATGAAGAAATTTTCGCATTAGTTGTGTTTGCATTTGTAGCAGAAATATCTGTGATAGTCGCAACATTTGCGTCAAATATGTCTGCGGACACAAGTACAGTTCTGTTAGATGCAGTTGTGAGGCTAGTTAACGTATTTGCTACGTCATTATGCGCTGTTCTGAATTCGTTGAACGTATTAGACAATGCTACGTTTGTGAAAGTTGTCATAGTTATTCTCTCTCTTTAGTAATTTTTAATAATAGATGTTTGATTTCGCCGAGGTCTGACTTGATTTTGTCTACTTCTCCACGAATCAATGCGATTTCGTTCGTACTCTTATTTATATCAGAAATTTTTCGTTTCTGGATTTTATATTTTAAGAGAGAATCAATATCCGTATTGAGAATTGCTTTAGAATTTCTGTCTCTCTCTGTGAACCCACGGACAGGTTCGGCAATTTTAATCTTTTCTATTATCATGCTAATGCAATTCCTCTCAAATCTTTAACTTTTGATGCGAAACTTGGATTGCCAGATAAAAAGACAATCTTAATTGCAAAATACTTGTATCCTTGGAATGTTCTTCCATCAGGTGTTGTATATGCAACTGTATTATTTAGAACACGGAAAACGTTTTCTCCAGAAGAAATTGTAGAGAATACAGATTCAACTGTCAACGATGTATTATTTGCAATCGTAGCTACAACTTTTTCTGTTCTAGCCAAACCGACAGCAATTGTGTCGCCAATCTTCAAGTCTTCAATGAAGCGAGTGGATGTGCCAGTAACTGTAGTTGACGTATTAGAGGTTGCAACTGTACCAGAAAGCAATTCAGAACCACCAGTTTTGGCTACAGACGGAACAACATACTTTTCTTCTTTGTACTCATTTTGATTGAGCGTAAACGTTTCTGTTCCAACCAAATCCATAGGAGTATAGAATTTATCGTCAAACGCATCTGTGTCATTTTCGTTCAATAATTTAGCGTAGACTTTAATTGAAGTTCCTGGTGGACGATTGATTCTCAAATAGGTAACTAAATCGGCCGCTTCAAATCCGTCATTCAGCGTCACAACTTTAGTGATGTATCTAGACTCTGAAGAATATGGTCCTGTTGGATTTTCTTCATTACGAATAGTCATTGCTTGACTGACTGCATTAGCTGTGGTAAAGTTATTTGTAACAGTCAAATATGTATTATTTGCTACTGAAGCAACTCTACGATACTCATCGCCAAAGTAAGCATACTCACCAGGAAATACTTGTGTCGTAAAACTTGTACCAGAACCAACAACAATATTATTGCTAGAACCGTATGTGACTGTTCCAGTTATTGCTGTTTCATAAGAATTGTTGATAACATTCTTATCAAAGTGAAAGATAATATTCTCATCATCGATATAAGGACTGATAAACTTATTCGTTGTAGACAGCGTTGCTCTTACTTGCAGAGACTTAAATGCATTTGTTGTTTCTGCGGCAGTTGTTGAGATTTGTTTTCTAGAACGTAATATTAATCTTTCATAGTTTTTGATTGTCGTATAATCAGAATCAACTGCATATGTGCTGTCTGCTGTCTTAATGTCGTAACTGATATTTGTTCCTGGAAGAATCTGATCGCTAATAGCAGGAGTTAATGCATCGTATGTGAATGCAGTTGGTACTGAAATATTAGTCCAATATGCAAGTTTAGCAGAAGTGCTAAATTCTGCAACTCTCATTGTGAATTTCATATCAGTATTTTGTTTTGCTGTCCACGTTCTGTCGGTAGAAGATGTGAATAACAATCCGCTATTGTATGCTTGTTCTATTCGTGTTTGCTTGTCTGGATTAGTGATATCAATTGCGCCCAGTTCAGCAACCCAAATTGCAAAGTCTGGATCATTATTCTCAGGTTTAACAGCAAAGCAATAATCATTACCAGCATTTAAGTAAATAGGATTTTTGAATGTGAATTTTGTTGCTGACGTTGCATCATCACTAATGGCAATATTTCTATTGTTGACAAGTGCAATATCGCCATCACTAACAAATTGTGGTGATGGATATCCATTTTCAAGTTCACGAATTTCAACAGTAACGTTTCTGTTATTGTCTTGAGATTTTGATTTGAAGAACAAATCAATAGAAGTCAAATAGAATCCTTTTGGATAAGTATCTGGATCAACATAGAAACTCTGAGACAATGGATCAGTACTTCTTGGCGGCGGTTGTGCTATTGGCACACTTGCAGTTTCAACACGTTGTTGAGAAACAACTTTTCTACCTAAGTTTGTGATGTTATTGGTATTGTTAAATGATACGTTAAACGGACGAGAGTTAATTGTGACTGTGCCAGTCTTTTGTATAATACCTTGTGCATAGATGCTGTTTCTTGCGCTAGTTAATGTTGTACTTTCAGAATTCGTTGGACTGTCGGTGATTTTAAATTCACGTTGGCCTGTGTAGAATTTTGTTGAAGGAACTTCAAACAACAAATAAATTTGATTGTTTTTAACAATGAGTGGCTGTGTTTCGCCATCAGCAATTATTCTATGTGTTACGCCTACACCTCCCAATTCAATAAGACCCGTTGTAGTACTAACGGCAAACTTAGCATTTAATGTTTGTAGCGTAGTAGATGCACCAATCAATTCAATTTGATAGCAGTTTGCAGTAACGTTAATACCATCAAAAAATGCATAAACTCTAGAGTTATTTTTCAAGCCTCTAGCTTGAATAACGAATTCACGTTGACGCATCCAAAGTGCGGCTTCAACTTGAACAACCCTGTCAAATTTAACATCTTGTGTAGAAGCAGTTGATTGATTGCCTGAAGCTAATTGATTGTATGCAACTTGAGTTGTTTGCTGTAATGCAGTAGTGACATTAAAGTTACCGACTTGAGTTGTTTGATTTGTACCAGCAACAATTCCAGTTTGTTGGGTGCCACCAAGCCATTTTTGATTTAATGGAGCAACTTCCGTATTCCATGCGTTTTGTAAAGCCTTCCAGTTGTCTGCACCTTGGTCATCATTATATACAACTGCTTTTGCTGGATCATTTTCAGTTTGAAAGAAGTTGTCCGTAAATGGCATGACAGATAATTCACCAGTCCAAACAAAGTTCAATTCTTCTGCAAGTCTTAGTTGCTTAGACGCATATGCTTGTTTTAATCCTGGTGCTTCAACTTCAGTATATGGTAACATAACTTTGTTACCAGAATTTATTGTTGTTGTTGATGGAGTTGGAGAATGGCGAAGTCCAACTGTGTTTGCATTATCTTGCAAGCAAGTTAAGAATTTATTTTTCTTGTCGATAGAACAATTTTTACCATCATTAGACGTAGATGCTACAGCCCACCCCGAAAATGGGTCAACAAGAATACCATTCTTAAATCTGTCTAGACCATCAGCATCTAATTCTGTCGTATCTGTTGCTTGTTTCTCTAAGAAACTTAATGCAGTAAAGTATTCAAGTCTTTCGAGTCTTTCATTCATTTTAGCAACATCACGCATCGTGAAGCGTTTGTTTTTCAACAATTTAATTTTAACTTCAGATGGCAATGATGGGTATGCTGGAATAGTTAATTCTGCAATCTCTAACGTGTCGGGTTTAGTTGGTGGTGTTTCTGCTCTCTGATTACCAGCTTGTGCAGGAACGCCATCGTTAATACCAAACACACCACGATTGTTGATGTATACTTTAGAAACTCTACCTTTGTAGTAAATCAAATCTGCATCAAAATCTGAGCCAGATTCAGGAATACGAAGCCCAAAAGTTGGAACTTGATATGTGCCAACATCAATTGGATTTAAAGATGTGTTCGCAGTTTTAATTGGTCTAAAATCAATACAGTCACGAAGTTTAAAAACGTTCTTAGTTGTAGGACTTGTGAATATAGGAATGTCGCCAGTTGTGATTGTAGTATTTGATGTTGCGTCATCATCAACTGGATATGAATTAACTGATGTATATCCAACACCCTGAGATGTATCGTGTGTGAAGTTGTCAAAGACTGCTAACAATCTACCCGTTGGGACGTAACCGGCAATCGGTGTAATTGTTCCGTGTTCATATGCATAATCACGTTGCCCATTATCCAATGTGTAGTATGCAGTAACGTTTGTGTTTGCTGTAGTAGCGGCAACTGCGAATGACGATGATTGATAAACAGCAGATAGCTGATAGATATCACCAATACCTAAACCAAATGGTCCAGACAATCCATTGATGTGTGTATTTGGATTAATATTCGCTTGAGTTTGAAAACTTAATGTTTTAATTTTTTCTTTTGCACTTGCTCTGTCCATAGACACAATAACGTCAGCAGTAAATGTTGCGTTTTCTTTAACATCAATTGCTACTGATCCAGGAGACGTAACATTAACTGTTCGTGTGGCTCCTGAACCACCATTGCCAGAAAGCGATAAGATTGTTCCTGTTGGAATAATCTTGGTGAACGTGTTAGCAGTAGAACCAGTTGTGTGTGCAGATGACAGAATCAACGATGTTGCACTTGTGATAGAAGAGACTTGTCTAGTCAAACTGTTGACTTTAATTAAGTCTCCAACATTCAATTGTGTAGTGAATGCTGTTCCGCTTCCAGTAACAATGGTGTTGGCAGCCGCTATAGTAAGAGTACCAGTCAATGCAGAAGTTTCTACGTTTGCGCCAGCATTGTTAACGACAACCATGTAGTAGTCATTTTTCTGAGTAGCATTTAATGTGTCTGTACCAATGAATGTTTCTGTAACAACGTCAGTCGCAACAGTTGCAACACCAGAAGAGAATGAAACATTAAATTTCTTTTTGAATCTAAATGCAGTTTTAACGTTTTCTGAAGAATCACGTACTGTTTTAATTGCATCATATGGCAATGGAAAAATCATTGTATTGAATGATGTTTCTTGTAAAACAGCACCAGCGGCAGTTGTTACAATATCAGCAAAACGTTTTGGTGTTGCAGAATCATAAATGGAACGAACGTCTTTAAAATCTTTTCCTGAATTCATCACAATATCATACAAGTAAAAATAGTATCTTGCATCGGCAGTACCTTTAGTACCACTCACATATTCAATCGAACGCACTCTTGCAGTACCAATTGCACTACCCGCTACGGATGCAGTTGAGTGTGCTAAGTTTGTAATAACTTGTTGTGCTGTATTGTATAGATCAACAGTAGTTGATTCCATAATGTCCCAACCACCAACAACTTCTTTGACTTCAATATATTGCCCGTAATTGATTTGTGTATTAGTTTGTTCCACGTAAGCTGTGCTAAGACCTTTTTCAATTTCTATTGGAGTTTTTGCAATGATTTGATTTCTATAACCAGACACATAAGATGTGAATGGATCAACTTCAACCAAAAGCAAATCTGTGTTACCGCCTTCAGCCGAAGTGTATCTACCACCATTATCACCATTTTGTAAATGCTCACGAACATAAACAATTGGATCAGACAACGTATAATTGCCAGATTCTTCTTGTGTTCGTTTTGCTAAAACATCTTCTAGTTTACTATCTACAGTAATTGTTTTTCTTTTTCTAGCAACGCCACCATCAATTTCTGTAACTGTGATGAATTCATTTTCATCGGTAGTTGCATCTAACGCAATTTTTGTTAGAATTGTATCAATTTTTAATCTATCAGCACCAGGTGCTTGAAAGTTTGGTGTGCCTTGTGCATTGTCAACGAGAGTTTGATCTTCAATGTAATCAACAAAAGATTTGCTTGGAACTAATCCAACTTTATAAGAAGGTTCGTTCGTGTATTTGTCAAGAATAATTGTTTGTGTGGTATGTTTAACAAAATGATCTGCAACATATACAACACCCTCAGAAACAGTAATCTTAGAACCGTAGTTATAGATTTGCTGTGTCGCAAGGCCTTCGTCAACAACATTTCTTACTGCATTTGTTGCCGCTGCCAACGCATATGATCTACCTGTTGTGTTTGCTGTAAAGATAGTTTCTGAATTTGCAAATGAAGTATTTGCGCTTTGATTTGAAACGTTTGTTACATTAAGCACTTGATTTGCACCAGTGCTTAATGTCGTGTTTGCTGTTGTTGCAGTTAATGTTCCAGATGTGTTTGAAACGAAGATTTTAATTGAACCAGAAATTGGGTCTGTATAAAATGTTTCAATCGTAGCAGTATTACCTGTCGAAAAGGTAATTGTATTTCCCGATGTGAGTGTAGATGGTGCAACGTTTACTGTAAGAACTTGCGTTCCATTTGTTGCGTAACTAATGAACAATGTTTTTGGATCATCACCATCAACATCGGTAACTAATCCAGAGTATGCTTTGATACCGCTGTTTGCACCGTAAATTATGCTACCATTAAAGTCTTCAACATCAACCGTGCTACCATTATAAGTAGGCTGAAGTTTGACAAAACTTAAATTTAAATCTAGATTTTGTTCACACCCGTCAACTAATGCGCCTTGCTTGAAAAAATATTCAGCAAAGCGTCTAGTCTGCACTTGTTGAAGAGTTTGTGCTTGCGTAAGTTCTCTAGCCTGAACAGCACGTCCAGGACGATAGAGAACCCTTACAAACTTCTTTTCTTCATCATAATCATCAAAGTATGGACTGGTGTCTAAGTCTACACCACCAGGATTTGTATTTGCCATTTATTTTTCAAACCTACGTTTTTTTAAATTAGAATTGAATGATTAGTTTAACGTCTTCAATTTGGTCAGCCGCTCTAGAGATTGGCACACGATTTTCAACATAGATAATGTCGCCGCTATATGGTTGTAAACCTGGAGTTGTGATAACTGCAATAGTACCAGTGGCAGCCGATGTACCACCTGTCACGCTTGTTGTATTAGCAAATACTTTGTGTACTGGCAATGTAGTAAACAAGTTTGGTGTTGTAAATTCAACAACAGACGCTGTGTTTGATCCGCTAGTAACAGTTTCGTCTAATGTGAACGTGCCAGAGATTCCAGACAATTGATACTTGAATGATTGTCTAAAAGAAGAAGCAACCGCTCTTGTGCTTGTGCCATACAAATATGGATCACGAACAATACCAACTTGACGGAATTCGTTAGCTGTAGAGAATGTATTAGATTCAGTACCATCTAAACGAACGTTCAACATGATGTATTTACCACCGAGTTCTTCAACTGCATTAGAACCATGCCCACCTTTTGGTGAAATGATTGCTGTTGCGGCCGCCGCACCAGATGCAAATGTGACAGATGCTCTTGTGTATCCTGTTCCAGCATTTGTGATTGTAACTGCCGTAACTGTATTAGCTACGATTGTAGAGTTTGCAGTAGCGCCAGTGCCATCGCCAGTAATTGTAACAGCTGGAGCAGTAGCATATCCAGAACCACCTGATGTTACTTTAACAACGTGAATACCACCATCAACTGCGGCTGTTTGAACGTCATATTGATCCTCACCACCATCAGATGCTAAAAGTTCTACTGGAATATAGTCATTCGTCAAGAATTTCAATGCTTTAGCAGTCGTAACTGTATACATGTATTTCCAAATGTATCCGTCTGCGGCTGTAAATGGCGATGTGCTTACGCCTGTTGGCTTTGTAGTAGAAGCGGCACCACTTGCGTTCCACAAACACTTGTAAACGTTATAGTCTTCTGTAAGTACATAAAAGTTATCAGACTCAACCAAGTTTGTATCGGTATCATCATAGTACACATAAACTGTACCAGAAGTCCAATTGTATCTTGGAATTGCATGTGATACGTCCGATGAGGTAATGCGTTTTGCGGCATACATGTCACGCCATGGAGTATATTCAACGTTAGCTGTTGAATTTACTGGTGTTGGTGGATTGTTATCGTCCGCAAATGCTGTGTTTTTGCCAATGAACAAATACATAATAGTATTTGCTGTTTCAGAAAATGCTTCTGCGAATTGCTGTGCATTGTGTACTCTGAATTTTGTAGTTACAATTGATGCCATGTGGTTTTCTCCTTTTGAATACTGTACTTAAAGTTGTTTTTCATTTACTTATTTATACAAAGTTTTTTGAAATTTTGTGAATTATACGCTTGTCTACCATTATTTAGGGGGCTATTTTATGCTGAAATCCTGTGTGCAACAACACCGCTAAATGCATTTGCAGGTAATCTATCTGTTATCATGTATGTGGTATTTGCGACACTCTCTACTTCGAAATACTCATTGTTTGCAACAAATACACTACCAGAACTAAAGTCTGATACAAAGTTTGTTCCAGAACCAATCACTATCGGAACTAAATCTGAAAATAATGATTCATCAATCACATCGATTGCAATTGCACTATATGTTGAAATTGGTAATGCCTCAAATCCTGCGTTAGCAGAAGAAACTGTTCCTGCAATTTTTACGTATGTAGTATAATCTGATGCAGTATATGTTGATGGATAAGTTGTGCCGAATGTCTCTGCACTTAATGGTCTGTCATATAGAGTTGCTGATATTGCATAGTTGGACAATGCCGAAACTGGCAAGTCACCATATGGCAATCCATACACATCTGATTCGCTTTGAATTTCAATTTGAATTTCATCTCTGAATATGTCAGTTGGATTTCTTCTAGCAGATTGGCCAGAAACATATGGTGAAGTTGTCGCTTTGATTGTCTTGTCGTATGTTGTAGTTCCAAGATTTGTATCAAATGTAAAATCAGCTAATGTAGATATTGGTGTCGATGCATAATCGGATAACAAAGCATCGTCATAAATTATATATCTAAATCCATTTCCTTCAGAGCGAACAACAATTTCTCTATTCACGGATAGATTATTGAGGTCTGTTTTAATAACAGGAATTTGTTTAACATATTCTTGATATGTTAATGGATAATTTAGATATGTAGTTTCAAATGTAGAATTTGCAAATGAACCTATTATTCCTTCATATGCATTTTGAGGCAAATCGTCACCAAACACACTACCAGCAACATCTAAAATTGCAACATCTTGTAATTGTATTTTATACAATGCAATTAGATTCTCTGCATTTGCGAATTTTTGTGGTGTAACAGAAGATGCCGCAATAGACAAATCAAGCACACTTGGTGTTGGAGATATGATTACAACATAATTACCATATGTGTTTAGATTTGAAAGTGTTACAAGAACTGGCAACTCACGATCCATTACAGTTGACATAGACACGCCAACGTCATTGAGTGTAAGTCTAACTGGAATCTCTGGTTTGACAGTTAATGATTCTGTAGTGATGATAGATTCTAATACAGGAATCGTTCCACTAACAGCAAACGTTTCATACTTAAGTCTTGTTGTCGTTGATAGCGTAGAAACGTCAATCCTATCATCAATGAATAAATTCATAATTGATTGATACGCAGGATTTTCTCCATACAAATCGCTGAATCTAGCATTCTGTAATACTGAAATTGGAGTAACAGACCAGTCTTCACCATAAACACCACGTGGTGTCATAGGCAAATTGCCGTATGTGTTATATCCGTATCCAGGTAATGTGTCTATGTGTCCAATAACAAATTTTGTTGTCGGTAACGTAGCAGAATTTGAAGTTACATCTAATTCAAATGGAGTTTGAATAATGAACGAATGTCTAACATCTCCCTGATTGATTGTGATTGCAACATCGGTAAGTCCAGTTACTTCATCTCCTTCAGGAACTAAATGTATAACATATTCTTTAACATTAAGTAAGTTTGTGTCGAGTCTGAGTTTTGGCGCTTCAACCTTAATTTGCATGTTGATGCTAGAGAATTCATACTGGGCACCCACAGTAAGATGCGTGAATATCTGAACAAGCATTCTCTGAATGTCTGGATTATTAATCAATTCTGCACGAATATCAAGATCGTTAAGAATCTGAATCTCACCAAAGTATATGAGTCCAGCAGGGTGAATGATTGATTTTAATGTATCTGAATACGTTTGAAAAGTTAATCCACTCTTGATAACATAAGAGTAATCTTGATAGTAGTATGAGTCTTGAATAATCTTGTAATCAATTTTACCATCGTCATTTAGAAAAATACCGTTTTTGATTCCTAAACCAGAAATGACAGGTATTAAGTTTGCGTTTCCGTCACCAATAGTAGCCGCAGACGCATTAGCCGCACTATAGTCGATACCAAAATTTGTAATTTCAACAGCACGAATCGAACCAATACCTGTGATGTTATTCGATGTGTCAACAGTAACGTTTGCGCTTTTACCTTGAATATTTGTTGCTACTAGATTTGCACTTGAACCAGTTGTTGTGGTAATTGAAATTGAAGGTAAATTTGCAGAACTATATCCAGTACCAAAATTTGTTAATTCAATACGTTTGATTGGACCTTTTACTGACCAATCTTGATTTTTAATAATGTCGTAGTAACTACCATCAGCTTTCATTTGAAAGCCATCTTCAAATAGAAGGTCGAATGATGTGCTTTCTACAACTGATGCAATTTGACCAGCGGCACCTGTACCAGATCCACCCGTAAATACTAATGTGTTTCCAACGCCATAGTTAGAACCAGCATTACTAATTGTGATTAATTTGTCCGACAACAATCCCAAAGATGCAATTGTTGTGTCTTGTAGTGTGATAGAAGGTTTCTTAAAATATCCTTCACCTCTATTGAGAACAGATACTTCAGAAATTTCACCAACAGTAAATGTATTTGCACCAGAAGTTACGCTGTATGTATTTGCAAGCGCAGTAACTTGGACAAGAAATCCACTACCACCAGTTCCGCTATTGTCGATGGTTGCGTTAGTATTTAATTGATATCCATGTCCGATTGTATTTACTTGTAATGCACTAATTGGAGATTCTTTAATTGATGAAACTTTAGCTTGGGCCTCTGATCCATTGCCAGTAATTGTAATAACATCGCCATCTTCATATCCAGAACCACCATCAACAATTGTAACACTTGATACAATACCATAAATTGTTGTAGATAAATCTTCATCATCAATATCAACAATATCTTCACCCGCAGTAAAAGTACCGCTGACGAGTTTAAGTGTCATCTCTGAGATTTCTAATGCACCAATAAAGAATTTTTTAATGTCAACTACGTTTGCGAGAACACCAGAAGTTTGTCCACGAATAGTTTTATTTAAAAATAAAAATATATCTCTAGTGTCGGCAGATATAGCAATTGTTCTGATGATTTGTGTCTTTTCAAAATTACCATCAGATATACGAAGAATGTCAGTTCCTGGATAATAAAAATCAATGTCTTCATTGTATAGAAGTTTGAACAAGAATCTGTAAGACTGTTCGTTACTCTTAGATTCATAAAAATCTTTAAAATATTGTGCAACTAGTTGTTTATTACCATAATATGTTGCAGGTATGCTAGGATATAATTCTTCTCTGAGGTAATCAACATACTTGTCAACGGAAGTTTCAAGATTCTTATAGTTTAAAATATTTCCTGATGCACGACCAACGTTGTCTTTAATTATACTGATTGTTGCAGTAGCACCAGAAGTCTGACCAGTAACACTTTCAGTATATGCAAATACAGTTCTTGATGTTAGTGCAATTACAATAGAATTTGTTTTAACTTCTTTGATCGATGCAATTGCGCCAGAAGTTGCGCCAACAATTGTTTCACCAACAACAAACGTTTCAGTTTTATTGGTTACTGATAATGTTGTAGATTGCATCCATTCATAGTATGCTTTCATAAACAGCAAAAATCTTTCCGTATTAACGGAAGAATTTTCACCAATAAATGATTCTACATTTAATGAAGGTTTGAAAAATGAATCATTCATTTTTTATCTGTTGACTAAACTAATTGATTTATCATCAATCATTGTGACTGATATGTCAGCATCTCTAATTGTAATAATCTGACCTCTTAATGGAAGAATGTCTTTGTCTTGTGGCACCGCAGTTATTTTTAATGTTGTGCCACCATCATTGAACGCAGTTGGTGCAAAGTTAGTTAATATAATCTTACCTGTAACGTAATTAATTGATCCGGCATTAACAGATACAGCAACGTTTTCAATCCCAAGTACTCTGTAGATACGAATTAAACCATTGTTATCTTCTAAGTAACAATTTGAAAACCCACCCAAAGTAAATGCATTGGATGTGATTTTATTACCAACACCAAATGATTGAGTTGTTGGTCTGCCATCAGTTGCATCGTCAATTGCATTTGAGAAATTAATCTCATATCGTGTGCCTACACCCAATTGAACGTCAACTTCTTTTCGCATTTGTGCTGTAGTAACACTACTTAAGATTGATCTCTCAGAAACATCAATCAGTCTAGATAATTTAGAATATCTGAAATATTTTGAGAATTGATTAATTTCATCTGTATTGTATGTTTTAATTGTGTCAATTACAAGTTGTTCAATTTCAGCCGAAGTTGATATTGTTGCATCAGACTGATACTTTACAGTCACATCAACAATAATATATGTGTATTCGGGATCAACAATTTCTGTAGATATAGTTAAAACTTTTTTAGGTTTAATTATAGAATTAATCAAATTAAGTTTTTCTGTTGCCGTCAATACATCACCAACGGTAGGTTTAACTGCAATGAATACTTTACCATATGTTGGTGGATCATTGTCTTCACCACCCCAAACAATGCAAGAATCTACTGTTGCTTGCTGTAACATTAGAGTTTTATAGTCATCGGCTGTTACCACACGATTCTGTGCTTCATATGCTTTTGGTGCATTGAATTTAATTTGATTGATTGTTTCTCTGTCTGCACCACCAGCGGCTGGATCGGATGCAACAAAGGCAATTGTTGTCACGTTTGCAATAGCATCTGAATATGTCAATGTCTCGATTTCGTTTGCTGAAGAACCATTAGACACAAGATATTCAAGCACAATAATATTGCCTGCATTTAACGCAACACCAAAGACACCATCACCAAATTTAATTTCAAATTGGCCATCTTCAGCTTCTTCAATGTAATAAACTCTAGTTGTAGATGTGACTTCAACTAAATTAACAACTTTTGAAAATGTTCTTGTTGTGCTATCGACTGAAGAATTTAAAACACTAACAGTCAATGTTGATGTGTCTACGTCTTTATTTGGAATTAAAAATCTTTGATCCGAATCATTCAGATTTACAGTATATCTTCTGTTAATATATCGTCCCTCTCGAAGAGACATTGTGCTACTATAAACACCATTTGTTGGTGATACAATAACTGAACTTGTGTTTAAAAAGTTAAATGCTTTTCCATCTACTGTACCCCTAAAAGAAGTATATGCAGGAATAGTTATACTTACTGGAGAACTAGTAAGTGTCAATGTTGCAGTTCCGCTAATAGATGCAGATGTGATTGAACGTGGTGTGTAGTTTAAAGACTTTGCTAAGTTGACAACTGAATTTCTTTTTTGTGCTGTCGGCAAAAATGCTTCAGCGGCTACCATGTTTAGGTAGAAAGAATTGTAGTATGTATTATATGCTAACAGGTCAAGCAGAACATTAAGTCCAGAGCCTTCAAAGTTATAGTCTCTGAATTGATCTTGCGCTTGCAGATAGGATTTAAAATTGGTTTTTATTCCTTGAAAGTCTAGCGCATCTAGTTTTAAATTATTATCGGATGCCATTATGCTGTCCTCTTGATTGTTGTTTGTAGACCTGAAATACCAGTCGCATTTTTAATGGTATATTCCAACTTGATATCAAATCCATCATCCGAGTAGTTAACCTTTATGTCTTTTAAAGTTATACGCTTTTCGTATTTCTCAATGTCAATTTTAAGACTGTTTCTAAGTTCATACAATGTGAATGCGCCATTTCTAGAGAACAGATAATTTTTAACACTGCTACCATAGTCTGGCATAAATGGTCGTGTGCCTTTTGGTGTATTAATTAAATTAGACAAAGACCTTCTGATCGCAACTTCATTTGTGATGGGACGAACGTCACCCGTCACAGGATGAGGTGTGAAATCTAAAGGTAAATCTTTATAAAATACAATATCTGCCATTTTTTTCTTTTATTTATGTCTGTTATTCGGCAGTCTTTGCGTCTTGGATTTCTTTTCTGCGTTCTTTTGCGGCTTTAGTGAACTCTGCTAATGCTTTTCTTGCTCTAGTGCCAGCCGCTTTATTTCCTTTTTCGTCAAACTTTGCGCTTTCTGCAAGATATGATTCAAATAAATTTACTAAGTTTTCGTGATTTGTCATTATTATTTCCTTATAAAATGTTGACTTTTGCTTGACAGTATGTTATATTACTGTGTAGACTGTGATTTTAAGTTAGACACTACCTTTTAGATTAGAGGGTACTGCTAGATAACGATTTGGTGCACCTAACAGATCATACACATCGGTTACACCGCCAGTTGTTGTGGGAATCTGATTTATTCCAGCGTTCTGAGTGATATAAGCCAATGCATCTGCTTGATTCATTGTGGGAGTTATTTCTAATGCACATGCCAATACACCACATACTTGAGGTGAAGCCATGCTAGTGCCGCTGAGTTTGGCAACGTAATATCTGGAATCTCTGGCATCAGGCACAGGAGTAGGTAAAACTCCTTGAGATGTAATGACGTTTGTAAGCCAAGCACTGGTAATAATTGCTCCAGGAGCAAACACATCCACACGAGGCCCTCGGTGACTGAAGTTGGCTTTTCTGTCAGCGCCTGGACTATCAGTTGATGATGATATTGCTCCCACACATATAACACCCGAAGTCGCACCCGGTGACTGGCCACGACTATAATATATAGGGTTGCCTGAATTAGCGCCTGTTGCCGTCACCGTGTTGTTGTAATCAACATCGCTAGGATTTGTTGTCATTCTATAATAATAATTTCCTGCCGCGGCGACCATGATAATACCCGCATTGATACAAGATTCTATATCAGCATCCATTGCGTCATTTCTCAATGGAATACGAGCAATGTTGTCATCAGAGTCAACGGTGATGCCATATGCTGCCAATTGATTAATAGTAAACGGACCTGTGTAAGTTGATCCTTGATATGTCACAGATGTAATATCAGTATAATTTATTGTGTATCGTGAAATCCAACTGTTGTTTACAATTGTTGGTGTCATGTCACCAGCCGCACGTTTTTGATTATGCCAATACAAAATATATTTGTATAAGTAAGCATATTGAACACCGCCCGTTACATACTGCGGACTTATGTTGTAAATATTAGCATTAGGTGCCCAGCCTTGTGTGTTACCTGCCACAGTGCCTGCCACATGAACAGCATGTCTACTGTCATCGGAAGAAGAACTACGATTGGTTGTTATGGGAGGACTGTATGTCTGACCATAACTAGAATCACCTGGTATGTTTAGAGAATACCAATTGAAATATTTTACTCTACTGCCACCCGTGCCGTCTGGATTCACAGCAAATTCGGGATGATTCGGATCTATGACACCATCCACAATAACTACATCAACTCCACTGCCGCTGGCTTTGAGTGAAACTATACCAGATAAATCGGTCTTTGTGGCAGTGGCACCGCTTGATCCCCAAGTAGTATCAGGATTAGACCCATACCAAGACCTGTACAATCCCCAATTGCGATCCTTAACTCCGCCCACGCCAAATTGTTGACCTGGAGTCAAAGTCAAAGCCTTGCTCCAAAACTCTGAATATTGATACGCAGGAACAAGAGGGACTGTATTCAATTGGTTCACAGTAGCGACTATATCCAATTTGTCTTCAAGTGTTAATATTCTTGAAAGTAATGCATTAAGTGTAGTTGTATTTACACTATCAGACAAGGTTAAATTATTTTTTCCTCTTAACGTTAAGTTTGTGTCTGCTGAAATTCCAATTGATGCATTGTTCACATCCCACAAAACATCGTTTTTATTAACAACGTTAGCAAAGTTTCTAGTCATGTTTGGTGCAGTACCGAAATACTCTGCGGCCGCTTGTGGAATTGCAGGAAGATATCCTAAAATTGCTGGCTCTTGTGCAGACAACGCATCTAAGAAGAAACCAAAAACCCATTCACCAACTCTAGGCGTTCCGTAGAGGTTTGGTGTATTCAGAGGATGAATAGATAGTGCAAATGGTAAGTCTTCAGTCAGAACTAAATTAGTTGACTTTGCAGGATGATATCCAAAGCATCGCACTTTGCATCTTCCAAGTGTCAAAGGATCGTTGATATCTTCAACAACTCCAATCCACCAAACAAATCCATCTTGCCCAATAAAATTTCTCATCAATTATCCCACATGCTTAAAATATTGAATTTGTCTCTCTTGATTCGCAACCCATTCATCTGATGGTTTACCTTCACCTTTGTAGTAGCGCAATGGTCTACCCGTCTTCTTAGAGACTAGCGCCCATTTGCCATCTACTTGCTTGAGTGTCTCAATCAATTCTGGACCAAAAACTTCTTCTTCCCACTCTTCTTGTGAAAGAGTAGTGCCTTGTATAAATTCTTTAAATTTTTTCATAACTTATCTAATTCTGATGTGTCTACTGCACCTGGAGGAACATTGTCTTTAATCCAAGTGAGTAATTGTTTTTTCACATCAAGTTCCTTTTTAGCAGGCTTTCCTGGTTCCTTAAGTACCAAATACTTGAAGTCTTTAATAACAGGATTGCCTTTTTTATCTTTGTATGCTTTACCTGTTTGCGGATCAACAATGAAAATTGTATTTTCTGGATTATTTAGAATCACATAAATACCTCCCTGCACTGAGGGCGGCATAGATGTTGTCACTAAGTTATATACAGTCTGTGCCGCACCCGCATGAGTCGCAAGCAGAATGTCTTCTGGCACAACTCTCGCTCTTGATTTATTATTCTTGATTGCAATCTGATAGTTAGTCAGAACCCACGATACGTGAATGTTCTTTGGTTCGTATCCAGCGGCAAACAGTTTCGGCAAAACATCTGTCATGTCAGAGACTTCTTTAAACGTGCTGTCAAAAATAAGATTTGGCAATTGACCTTTTTCAGCGCCAGCAAGCATCAAGTCTAACGTCTTGTTTTTTACGTCAGTCGCACGAATGAGAACGTGTAAAATATATACATGAGTTGGTGTTTTCAAATCCAATTGACCCATCTTTAAATTCTTGTCAGTCAATTCTCTTTGAATAAGTTCTTTATCTTTCTCAGAAATTTTGTCGCCATACTTGTTTAACAAATCTTGTGTCGTGAATTTGCCAAGCGCATCTAGCTTTTGAAATGCAATCTTCAATTCATCAACGTCACGTATTTTAAACTCAGAGCCTTGCATGAAGTGTTTGATTGCAAAGCCTTTGCCCGAGCCAGCACCACCAGCAAGGAACACAATCTGTCCATACTTTGCGCCATTGTTATAAAGAATTTGTTTCTCTACAAGTTGAGTCGCTTTGTAGTCTTTTAAATCTACATATTCTGAAAATTTTAGTTTCATGGTACCAGACCTTTTCTCCAATAGTTGTCAACTATTGTTGTTGACTCTGTGTTATCTGCATATCTTCTGTTTGGTAAAACTGATTTAATTTGATCTGATCCAAGCCCAGTATTAAAATCATAAGGCACAGACGCTCTGCTTAGTTCCAATGATTTTGTGTATGCACCCAATGAAATTTTATGGGTTACTGACACAACAAAATATTTACCCGAATAAATTTTATCATTCGGTGGATTTGGATTTAATGGATCGGCTAACTTCTCAAAAGAACTGGGAATTGTAAAATTTACAATGTGTCCAACGCCAATATTATTTTTACCGCCCTCAATTTCAACACCAATTTGAAATAGATTTTTACTTAAATGTCCGTAGATATTATTTCCAAGCCATGCATCTCTGTTTACTGAATCATTTAAAGATGATGTGATTAATTTTCTTCCAGGAGTTTCTCCAGCAACATCGTCATATCTAGAAAAAATATTAAAATTATCTATAGTTTTGAATGAGTAAAAGTCTGTGCTTTCGTTTTCACCATTTGCATACGACAATTTTTTCATTGCGTGTGTTCTTGATATTGGATCAATTGACGTAATCGTTGTATTGTAAAGTCCCAACAGCATTGCGTTCAAATGATTAAAGTTCTCTCTTCTTTCATACTTGAGAGTTCTTATTGTTGAATCTTCCTGGTTTGCTTGTAATTTTTCAGAAAATTTAATGTTATACACACCAAATTGTGCTGAATCTGCAATTAATTTGCTTAGGCTACCAAAATAATATGAAGAAGTAAAGGCTTCATCCGTTTCTGTGTTTGTCGCAAATACTGGATTTAATCTTTCAAAGAATACATAAAAGTCACCTTTGCCACATGCTCTATGTGTCATGGCTTCAATCGCTTTATGTGGCATAAGTCCTGTAGATATAAATGGTTTCTCTAAAGTAATTCTAGGGTCTTCTAAAACTAAATCGTTTTGACCACCCATCTCAGAAAACATAGACGATACTGCATCGCCAATCGACATATTCTTATAGCTTTTAAATAAGCATTTTTTAGTTGAATTCACAAAAGTTCTTGACACAAACTGCAATTGATATACGCTACTCAATGTAGTTTGATCTACTACGCTTTCACTAATTTTATGTAATATTAAATCTTTTCTCCAAATGATTACATCATTACTTTTTGGTTTTGCAATTTTAACACCAATAGTTTCACCACCACGTATTGCAAACTTTTCTAAACCACCGCCAGTATCTTCAATAGTAATGACACCCTCAATTGACGCTGAAAACATATCTTCAACAATTTCAATGTCTCTGAATGCACCCTTTAAATCTACTTTTTCGCCATAAGCAGTAATTAAGAAAAGTTCTTTAACATCAACATCAGACCCAACTCCAGGACGAGTAACTGGATCTTGAGTTATCTCTATGCTTGATTTTTCCGATAAGTTAGGAGAAAATCTAGTGAACGCTGGAAAATTTGCGTTTGTGGTTACCATTATAATACTGGCCTTTTGGCAATTGTATTTAAGTCTGACGTTATCGCAGTAATCAAACTTCTCTTAACAACTTTTATTTTTGCTTTGTTAGAATTTACTCGCAACTCATATTCATATTGTGTTTCTGAACGTCTTGCAGTTGAAGCGAGATTGTTATATGTTGTTTGGTCAATAATATCAAGACTTGAATTGTAGTAATATTTTACAGTAGACATGGCTGATGATAGACTTCCATATTTTTCAATTATGAAAGTCTCTAAATCAAAAGAGTTTCTTGGCCAGTCATCGTATACGCTATACATATCGTTTGCAATCAATAGAATCCAATCATAGCTTGGATCAGCATAAAGTTTATTTGAAACAATGTCAGGTCGATCACCGTTTTTTACAATGTACGGAGTATACAATATACCCCTATAGCTTTTCAGATAGTCTTTTATTTTTATAGCCGATGTTATATCAATCGCTCTTAACGAATCATATTCATCGACTTTATAATTTATTTTTGGGAAGTATGTGTATATTGACATAATTAGAAAATTGTTCTGCCTGCTGTTCCGTGTTCTGCTGATGCATATCCAGCTGTAATCAATACGCTCTCTTTTAGTGCAATTGTCATATTGACTTCAGATGGAAAATAATCACCTGCTTCAGCCGACTCTGGACTTGAAAGAAATACCATTTTGTTTTGTGCGCCATAATCTAAACCAACATTCTCAATCATACAATATTCAGACTGAAATAACATAGTTATGGTGTCAAGATTATCATCAATATTTGGTCCAACACCTGAGGGAGTTCCTGAACCTTTTTTGTATAATATAAATTCTAACTGAACCATGTCTGGATATCCAAATGTTAAAGGTGCATTGGATCTTTCTGTGATATCAGTTCCAACATCATTATTAAATGCATCTAATCCTAGTTCAGTTAATTTTATTCTTTTTTGTTCATCTGGCAATGCATTAATTGCGTCAAGTTGGTTTTGATCTGTAACAGAGTTTATCAATGCATTTTCATCATCTGGCGCTAACTTATCTTCAGTATTTCCTCTAGGAGACGATGCCACACGAAATGTATGAATAATGTCACGCATTATTTTTGCTTCTTGATAGCTTGTTGGTTTCATATTAAATGGTAATTGAAATGATCTGAATCTAGGTCCCTGATAGATCACTTGTTGAAAACTGTTAAATAATTTTCTAGTCAAAAATTCTAATTGAGGTTTTCCCGATTGACCAGCACTACCAATATATCCAACGCCAGCACCAAGAGCATTTGCTAAGCCTTTTTGTATTGCTTCTAAAGCACTACCTTTAACTTGACCTAGTAAGTCTGTAAATCCCGCCAACCCACCTTCAACGCCAATTGTTTTGCCTGGTTCAACACCTCCAAATATACCCGATGTTTCTTGATATCCATTACTTAATTGTGTATTAAATGTACCGCCAAGTCGTATATAAATACTTGGTGCAGTTGATTCTTTGCCTGTTGCATCAAAGAATTTAAATCTGGCCATAGGAATCACATATTCTGAGTGTGCATAGTCACTACCAAATATCAGTTCGGTGTCTTTAGCAGGATACTCAAATGTATCACGTATTATTGTAAAGGGCGTTCGATCTTCTGGTGGTAAAGCAGTTGCCATTACTCTTTCCTTATATTAATCATTATTCTATTTATGTCATACAAAGGTAAATTTAAACCTAAAAACTATCAAAAGTACAAAGGTAACCCAACAAATATTACGTATCGGAGTTTGTTGGAAAGAAGATTCATGGTGTATTGTGATGAGACTTCATCTATACTCGAATGGTCTTCTGAAGAAGTTGTTGTTCCTTATGTGTCTCCTGTTGACAATAGATATCATAGATACTTTGTTGATTTCTGGATGAAATACAAAGACAAGAACGGAGAGATAAAATCTGTATTGATTGAAGTCAAGCCAGACATACAAACACGTCCTCCAGTTAGAAAAAACACACCCAATGGTAAACCAACTAGAAGATTTATCAATGAAGTAATGACATGGGGTGTCAATCAAGCAAAATGGGAAGCGGCAACAAAGTACTCAATTGAAAGAAATTGGGAATTTAAAATCATAACTGATAAAGATTTGAGATAAATAGAAGATGATATTTGATAACATACTCATTCAAGGCGCTAGACAAGGCATCATTCCTGCAAGAACAGTTGCGGCAAGGGATTGGTACAGATCAGCCGCAGGCAAATTAATGTCAAACATAAGTCCTGGAGTCTTTGAAAAAAGAACCGATGAAGCGAGAAAAGTTTCGTCAATGGAATTTGGATATATGTATGCATTCAAGTATGATCCAAAAACAAAAAACGATTTACCATATTACGACACATTTCCGTTAATCTTTCCTGTGAGAATGGACTCTGATGGATTCTTAGGAATCAACTTTCATTACTTGCCACCAGTTCTACGTGCTAAGTTAATGAATGCATTGTATTCTACACTAACAAACAAAAAATATGATGACACAACAAAAGTCAAAATCTCATACTCTATTCTACAGTCTGCATCTAAGTACAGATACTTTAAACCAATGCTAAAGAAATATTTAAGAAGTCATGTGCGTTCTCAGTTTTTAGAAGTACAAGTGAATGAGTGGGACATTGCTATCTTTCTACCAACAGAGTCTTTCAGAAAAGCAGACACAGGTCGTGTTTGGGAAGAGTCACGCAAAAAAATAGGAAGAACATAAGATGGCATTACCACCACCACCAAGTCCTTTTAGCATATCAGACTTTAAGACTGCTATTGGTAAACCAGTTCGTCCCAACTTATTTAAAGCAGTATTGCGTGGATGGGATAAAGCATCTACTGACGAAAACGATCAGCTTGCCGCTTATTTAGCCAGAAACGATGTAACAGACATTGATGAATTTTCATTTCGATGCGAAAAAGCTGAATTTCCTGGTCGCACAATTGCAACATCAGAAGACACTGGAGGTGGTGGGCCCTCATTGAAACTTCCGTACGATGTTACTTACAATGACATTCAACTTTCTATTATATGTTCAGCAGACATGAAAGAGCGTTTGTTTTTTGAATCTTGGATGGATTCAATTATAGGTCCAGCGGGCGAGAAAGTTGGTTTTAGCACTGGAGGATTAGTTTCATATTTTGAACACTATGCTAGAGGAATTTCATTGGAAGTTCAACAACTGGATGAATCTGGCGAAATTATTATTGCGTATACAATGAATGACATTTATCCGACTGCATTATCAGCGATGAATGCAACATGGGAAGAAGTAAATTCATATCAGCGTTTTGGAGTCACTTTGTTTTATCGTCATTACACCTATGCAAAACCCGTTTAAACAATCACATTTTTTTAATCATTAACACCCTTGGAGGTATATCATGGCATTGCCAAAAATTAACACACCTATCTTTGAATTGACTTTATCATCATCTGGTCAGCCGGTTCAATATCGCCCATTCTTAGTGAAAGAACAAAAAATTCTTTTACTTGCATTAGAGAGTGGAGAACCAAAATCAATTATGACAGCAGTAAAACAAATTATCAGAAACTGCGTTGTCGGTGACAATGTTGACGTTGATAAGTTGCCGACATTTGATTTAGAATATTTCTTTATGAGATTGAGAGGCAAATCAATCGGTGAAGTAGTAGATTTACAATTACGTCATCCTACTGGATTTAATTCAAAAGATGAAGAGTGCGACAACGCAACTCAATTCAAATTTAACATTATGCAAGTTGAAGTTCAAAAGACAATTGAACACAGCGATAAAATCATCATTGATGAAAATACTGGATTAGGGATTAAGCTAAAATATCCAACAGCAGATTTTGCTGAAATGGATTTAGAAAATCTGAGTCAACTAGATATTGCATCTAAAATGTTGGTTGCAAGCATTGACTATATTTACGACAAAGAAGAAGTCTATAAAAAAGAAGATTCTTCAGAAAAAGAATTGTCAGAATTTATCGACAATCTTTCTCAAGAACAATTCACTAGTGTAATGAAGTTCTTTGAAACAATGCCTAAACTTAAACATACCATCAATTGGAAATGTTCAAAGTGCGGTTGCGATGATGAAGTTACTTTGGAGGGAATGTCCAATTTTTTCGCATTGTGATGGGGCATGATAGTCTACTAAACTATTACAAGACCAATTTCGCCTTGATGCAACATCATAAATACAATTTAGGTGATTTAGAAGATATGATCCCTTTTGAGCGTGATATTTACATAATGTTATTAAGTCAGCATATAGAAGAAGAAAATGACAGAACACAACAGCAAAATCAAATGCACAGAAGAGGTTAAAATCGATGGCTACGCAAAAAGAATACGAAAAGCTGAGTGACAGCGACAAGAAAAAAGAAGATTGGATGAACAATAAGTGGCGTCCAATGATGGGTTGGATTTACATGGTAACGTGTGTGACAGACTTCATTCTCTTTCCTATTCTTTGGGCTATGTTACAAGCGGCACTGAAACAACCAGTGACTGCTTGGCAGCCAATCACACTACAAGGTGCAGGATTATTTCATTTGTCTATGGGTGCTATTATTGGTATTGCCGCATTTGGTCGTACACAAGAAAAACTAGCAGGAGCAAACAATGGAGGTATGCAACCCATGGGACAAAGCGTCACAACAACATATGGCTCTCCGTCATCAGGAGGATTCGGTCCATCCAGTAATTTTGGTGCATCAACAACACCATCGACATTCAATAGCAGTTCATCAAGTATGGGAAGCAACTCAATGGGGATGTCAAAACCAATGGGTGGCAAATCAGCAAGATTTGCTGAAGCCGATCCAGACTCTGTATTTGACAGAGGGTAACTAATATATGGCAACAATAGGTAATTACAGCGCCGCACTAGGAGGCGCACTCAAGCAAACTGCTGGAGGTATTGTCAAAGGTTTTGGATACGGTCTCAAAGGCGCAATGCTTTCTGAGATGCCAGGCCTTGTTGCCGGCTATGGTGCATTCTCTAGTCTAAGAAAAGACGCAAATAGCATGAGTCAGGCAAAACAAGCGCCGGCTCAAACACCAACACGCTCTCAAACAAAACCTTCAGCTACTGGAAATCCATTTGCACAAATGGTTCAGCAGTTAGCACAAATTAATTCTAATACTGCAATGGCGGCAAGTGTCGCTAAAGCATCTGCACAAGCCGAACAGTATAAGATGATGTTTGAAGAAGAAAAGGCTAGAGAACAGGCACAACAAAATCAAGCACTCATTGATGCAATTAAGAATTCAGGATTTGGTGGCGGAGGAAATAAAAGTGGCGGCTCGGGCGGTGGTGGAAATGGAAATGATAAAAATGGTATTTTTGATTTTTTAAAAAACAACGCTAAAGAGTTGGGGGGAGGTGCGCTTGCTTTTCTATTAAGAAGACAAATAGCTGGTATGGTGAGTAGTGTCATGCTAAGAGCATTAGCATCACCACTTACAGGTGCAATTGTTGGCGGTGGTATAGCGGCTGCATCGATGGGCGCAACTATTGTTACTATGCTTAGAGGATTGATGTTTACTGCATTGCGTGGTTTGCTATTCACTCCAGCTGGATTAGTTGCCGCTGGCATTGGTGGCTTAATGTATTACAGCAGAAAGACTGAAAACAAACAAACAAAAGATGCTGTAAAAAATAATCTTCCTGTTGCGCCTATGCCAAATAAAACTTTTGAGCAAGAAGCAAAAGAATTGAGAGAGCAAGCTAAGAATGAAAAAGATCCACTTAAAAGAACAGAACTTGAAACTAAAGCTAAAGCCGCACAAAACAATGTAGCGCAAGAAAAAATTAAAAATTCTCCTTTGACTTTAGAAAATAGACAGAAAGCGTGGAAAGAAAAGTACGACAAATCTCATAATGCAACCGGTGCGCCGAAAGTAGTTACTACTGGAAACTATCTTGATAATTTAGCTAGAGCCGAATCGGCAGGTGATCCTAATGCTAAAAATCCAATGCCAGGTCAGAGTGCATCTGGATTATTCCAATTCACACAAGCGACTTGGACAGGAACAGTTGAAAAGATGGCTAGCAAAGGCTTAATAAAAAAAGAAGATTATGCGGACTTAAAATACAGATTTGATCCAGCCAAATCAAGAAAAGTTGCAGAATTTTTTACAGAAGAAAATCGCCTTGGTTTAGAAAAAGCATTAAATCGTCCTATCACTCAAACAGACCTCTATATGGCTCACTTTTTGGGTCTTGGTGGAAATGAGAATGGCGCAATTAGATTTTTAAAAGCATATGCAAAAGACCCAGATGGGTTAGCAATTAATTATGCTGGTGCGGATCAAGTGGCCGCCAATCCAAGTATTTTTTATACAAAAGACGCACCTCCTAGACCACGCACATTAAAAGAAGTGTATGCGTTGATGAGTAAAAAAATTGGTGGTGGAAATAAACCAAGTGTTGGTCCACAAACAAGTGAGAATGACAAGAAACCATCAACTGGTGATGTTCCTGTAGTAGGCAATCGTTCATCAAGAAAAAATTCTAAATTTAATGTTCCTGGATATGCCGCACAAGTAAATAAAAAATTAACAGACAATGCAGTTACAAAATATTATAAAGCAATGTCTGAGGGAAAAACAGAAGCAGAAGCAAAAAAACTTGCACTTGAAATAGCATCAACTAATACTGTTGCAAAACAAGCAGTAGAAGTAGCATCAGAAAAATTCAAAGCTGAAGTTGCTGGTGGAGGAGGCGATTCTGAGAATGGGGTTAATGGTGATGGATATGATTTTAGAAAACTTTTTGGTTCAAGTAAATTTGGTGATAATCCAAATGCTATAAAACTAGCCGCTGGTTCTGGATTCAATCTTGGTGCACCATTGATTGAAATGGGTGATGGTGCCGTAGCTGAAGCCGCGGCTGCAAGCCCAACTTCAAATGCGGTTGTAAACGCAAGAAATAAAGCTATAGCAGACAAGTTTTTGGCTGAGCGTAAAGCAGAAGAAAGTAAAAAAGAAGTTGTTAAATATTTACGTCAAACATCCGAAAATACTTTTAATACTGCTAAAGAAGTTAAGAGTAATCGAATTACAATGTCTAAGGGTAAATTTACTAGTCCCGAAGATATATTATCTAAAGCAAATAAACAATTCACAGATAGTCTACAGAAACAGTTAACTAAAACTATTTCTGGCACTTTGATGAGTGCATTGTATCCAGGTGGATATAAAAATGTAAGCCAGAAAACTGCATCAGGACAATTGTATAGAGGTGAACAACTCAACAAGATGTTGGGTGTTACGCCAGCACTTGTCAAACTTGGAACATCTGTATTTGGTAAGCAATACGGTCCTGCATTCGGACAAATCTTTGGAAAAGCCGCAACATCTTATATGGAAGTTGGTGCTAGGTCTGTAGCACAAGGTATCTTTGGTTCAATGGGTATGAATTCTGACCAAGCAAATATTCTTGGTGGACAGATTTTAGGTAATCTTGCTAAAGGAACACAACAAGGTAAGTTAACTGCGCTTGAACAGATTATTTTTGGTGTGAGTGGAGGACAAGTTGCACTTGGTCCAGAAACCATATTTGCAAAATATGGTTTTGCATCACCACAAGAAGGCATTAGCTACATGGCTAATGTATTGGGTGCGGCCGCCATGGGACCAATTGATAGTGCGTTAGGAACTACACCACTCAATATGCGTAACATGGATCCAAGAATGAGACAGATGGGTGCATTTGGTGGCTATGGTGGTGAGTATGGTGGTATGCCTGGAGGAATGCCTTCAATAGGAACACAAAATGCAACGCTTAGAAATGATCCTATTTTACAATTAAACAAAGACGGCATGGTTACTATTACAGATAATATGCCTGCTCAAACAAAAACTCTAGCAGAGCAACTCAATGTTTCAAAGCAAGCAGAAAAAGATGCACAACTGATGTTTGATGTTTCAGAAAAAAATAGTCAAGAACAACATGTTGCTATGACAATGTTAAATGAGGCGCAGTTACAATCGGCACTATTATCTAATCAACTTCTTGCATCAATGGCGTCTAGAGGAACTGGCGGTGGTGGTGGAACATCAATCAACATAGGTGGTAGCAAAGGTGGTGGATTCTTTAGCGGAGGTGGTCCTCTTGCTGAAGTTGGCAACATGGCTCTTGACTTGGGTAAGTCTGTTATCACACAAAAAGTGGTTCAATCTCTGGGCATTAAAAATCCATACATGGGTTTGCTTGCATCTTTTGCAGTCAATAAGGGTGTAAGTTATCTTGGCGGTAAAGCACTTGATTTATTTAAAGGTACAGAATTTGGCCAAAGTGTTACTGGCGCATTCTCTAATATATCAAACAGTTATCAAATGGCCGCACCGTCATGGGCGGGTGGATATAGTGATGCACAAAAAGCATTTTTTAATGCCGCTGATGCGGCTGATGCTGCCGAAGGCGCTGCCATGGCAGCCAATGCGGGCACTGAGGTAGCCACATCAACTACGTCATTTCTTCAAGGATTTGACTTTATGGATGCATTGCCGTATGCAGGTGCTATAATAAAATTATTTCAAGGCGACATTAAAGGTGCGGCATTGTCGGCTGCAGGAGTATTCATCGGAAACTTAATTCTTCCTGGTATTGGTGGTTTCATTGGTGGTTTCTTGGGTGGTTTATTAGGTGGTGGTGGAGGTGGTGGAAGACAACCTAATCCAACCATTTGGCGTATTATTCGTGTCAATGGCAATAATAATATTGCCGCAATTGTAGATTTACAAGCACCAGTAGATAATCCACCTAAAGAATTTTTTGACCTTTGTGATGCTTTACTCAGGGTTGGATTTAATGCAACAAAAGCAGCCGAAGGTGCAACTAAAAAAGCACCACCTTTTGATTTTCTTATGACTTCAATGAACGCTGTCGATGGTGTATATTTTAGTATGAGAAAGGGTGATCCAGCATCTGCTGATACCTACGCCATTCACCTGGGCAAAACAGACAAGACGTTTAATGCAGGTAAAGCCTCTTCAGAAATTGTTAAACTTATTACGACTGCATTTAAAGAAGCATATGCCGCTGATGCAACCGCTCTTGATAACGCATCCAAACTTTTAAATAAAAAAACTTACAAAGAGTTATCTACTGGCTTGACAAAAGAATTGAAAAAGGGCACCGACAAACTAGGTACTGGAAAATTAGATACGACAATAGACAGAGGTGTTTTTGGTGGCACAGCCGCAGAAGATGCAATTATTGTAGCAGGTAGAACAAATACACCACAAGCCGCTGTTAGCGGCTATGACAATGATGGCTATACCGGCAATAGTTCACCGCCTATGGTTTATAGTATGAAAGAAGGCAAATATATTGAAGCACCATCAGAGATGAAAGAAGTTGATGTTGTTGCCGAAAATGATTATGGTATGCGAACTACTGTAAAAGTAAAACGAAAAGTTTATGATACTAGCGTATTGCTGTTTGACAAAGAGGGTAAACCAATATACGACAAAAATAATAGTGGCGGTATTGACTTAGCAGACATTGTTAAACCAACTCTAACAACAACTCCAGCTACAATTACATCTGGCACAACAGCGGCAACAACCACATCAGGCGCAACAGGAACAACTACTCCCGTGACTGTTGTTACTAATGCAGATAACAGCCAAAGAAACAATCAATCTATTAATACATACTACCAAAACACATTGAGTAAAACTAAGAATCCTATTAGAGATGCTATGTTACAGACTGGTTTAGCGCCTGCATAAAAAAAGGGAAGCATTTTACTGCTTCCCTATCAAGTCACAAAGGAGATTACGAAATATTAATCTTCAGCTAACTTCTCAAAATAACTCAAGTCTTCATCATCATCAACTGAGTCTGCAACTGTAGTTTTCTTAGCAGGTGCTGGCGCTGGTTTTACTGAAGCTAGACTTGTCACATTAGATTTTGCAGACTGATAATTATCACCAGCAGAACCATCTTCAAGTCCAAGCACTTTATTCAAACGTGCTTTCAACTCATCATAAGACTTAAAGTTCTTTTCATCTAAGAATTCAGACAAGTTGTACTCTTGTTTCCAAATGCGCTCTAGATCATCTTCGTCACCAGACAATGGTGTTGATGCATCAAACTCAGACTTATCATAATTCTGATAGCCTTCAACTTTACGAATCTTCAACTTGAAGTTCGCACCTTCCCAGAGATCAAATGGATTAACAGCGGTCTCATCTTCAAACTCGGGATTCATCTTTTCATTTAGCTTGTCAAAAATCTTCTTGCCGAATTTAAACAATTTAACTGTTCCGTCATTGTCAGAGTTTGCAGGGTCTTTGACAATATAAACGTTTGCGATATACTGCAATTTACGCTTTTGCTTACGTGCAATGTCTTTGTTAGCATCAGAACCAGAGTTCCAGAGAATGCTATTGTGTTCAGACACAGGGTCTTTTTTGTTGAGTGTAGTCAACGAATTTTCAATGTACCATCCACCGGGACCTTGAAACGAGTGCTGAAATATTTGAACCCAAGGCACATCTTCGCCTGAGGGTGCGGGAAGAAAACGAATCGTTGCGAATCCGTTGCCTGCTTTGTCTACTGTGGGTTTCCAGAAGCGAAGGTCTTCATAAGACTTCTTACCTTCTTCTTTGTTTGTGAGTTTGGAAACTGCGTCTGTGAGTTTTTCCAAATCTTTGGTGCGTGACTTTTTCAAATCTGCAAATGATGTTGATGACATATTAGTATATTCCTTGTATGTTAAGTATTGAATGTATGTTTTGCTTGTCCACTTTTATCATAATCTACTATAGTATATAGTCTATCACAATTCTCTTTTTGTGACAATAGTCGGCAAACCTTCTTGGGTTTACTCATTACTGCCACTACGCCACTACTAACTCTCTGAGTGACTTTTTCATCCGTGCCGTATCGTAATTTAAAAAGGGCTGGTACTTTTTGCATAACTTGCTTACCTCTTTGTAGATTGGATCATGTATCATTGTATCATATCTTTTGACAAAATGCAATAGTGAATTCAATATTGCTAAAGTCTCCAGACTGATTTCTCCTCTTAAATATTTCTTGATGATTGGTGGATGATCTCCACTTTTA